CTGTGCGTAGTGATTGACCATCTAAAATAATATCACCCAAGACACGGCCACCAAATTTATCCCAGCCATACAACACAACTTGACGCTTGGTAGATTTGGTAATGGCGGCTTTTGTAAATTCAGTAGCGGCTTTACCTCGTGCATCTTCTGAAGGGCATTGGGCTCTATGTCCTTTTTCGGGAGTATCCACGCCGAATATTCTAATGGCAAGCTCGGGTTTAAGTGGTGCCGGTAAAAAAGGAGCCGCTATGACCACAGTATCGCCATCGCTTACACGGACAATCTGAGCATCATAGGTTACACCTTGCGGAGTTTTCTGTGCCATCGCCAACATAGGCACGGCCAGTAATACAAGTAATAGTTTTTTCATTTTGCTAACCTTAAAAATTTAAATATATTAAACCACATCCAGCCAATATCAAACTCATACCATTTATTGCTAAGTTTTATACTTGCGGGAGAATTGTGATGATTATTATGAAGTTCTTCGCCACCTACTACAACACCAAATGGAAATATGTTCTTTGATTTATCTTTTGTATTCCAACTACGATAACCAAAATAATGGCCTACACCATTAATCACACCTGCAGCCCAAAATGGAATCCAAATCATTTGAATTCCCCATATTAATAGTCCAATCCAACCAAATACAATTAAGTTGAACACAAGGAGAAGGCTAATGCCAAATCTACTGTGAGGGCTGTATAGGTGAAGCTCCAACCAATCAGAAGGAGTACCAGCGCCATATGTATTAACCATGTTTTTATCTTTGCTTGCATCATTGTATAAGAATGCTCCCTTAAATAAAACTGTCCAAATACTAAACACATGTGGACTATGTGGATCACCAGCAAGGTCGCTTCGCTGATGGTGTTTACGATGTATTGCGACCCATTGTTTTGTTACCATGCCTGTTGTTAGCCATAACCAAAAACGCATGAAGTGACTTAAAATAGGATGAAACTCTATACCTCTGTGAGCCTGTCCTCTATGTAAATATAGAGTTACACAAACAATAGTAATGTGTGTGCATACAAGTAAATAAATTAATTCTAACATTTAATCTTTCTAAAAACCAACCGATGAACCACAACCACATGATGATTTTATTTTAGGGTTACTAATTACAAATCGTGATTCAAAAGGTTGTTCTTTGTAATCAAGTGTTGCTTCATTTAAATACTCCATTGACATATAATCTACAATCAATTTAACATCTGAGGCCTCAAATACAAAATCACCTTCATCTATTGTGTTTTCAAAAGTAAACACATATTCAAATCCGTTACAACCTCCGCCACGAACCGCAACTCTAAGACCTTTAAGTGTTGGTTGGTTTTCTTCAATAATTAAATCACGAATTCTTTCAGCGGCTTTGGTTGTTAACTTCATTAAGCGGCTTTACCCCACACATCGTCCCATGTACCAGACAAGGCGCCTTTAGCATAATCTGTTACACGATTCTCAAAGAAATTACCGTGGATTGGAGCATTAATCATTTCTTCAACCCAAGGCAATGGATTCTTTTTAACTTTAAATACGCCTTTGAGACCTAATGAAATCAATCTGCGGTCAGCAATATAACGAATGTATTGTTTTACATCTTCTGAAGATAGGTTTTCCATTTGGCCCATACTAAAAGCTAAATCAATAAAATTATCTTCTAGCTCAACCATGCGTGTAGCAATTGTATAAATTTCGCCTTTAAGGTCATCATTCCAAATATCTCTATTTTCTTCAATAAATGTTCTAAACAATCTAATCATAGCTTCAGCATGCATGGTTTCATCAACGATAGACCATGTAACAATTTGGCCCATGCCTTTCATTTTGCCATTACGAGGAAAATTTAGTAACATAATAAACGAAGAAAATAATTGTAAACCCTCAGTAAATGCTGAGAACACCGCAATATGCTTGGCTGTATTTTGTTTTGTTGTATTTTGATTTGATATTTCAGTAATATAATCGTGTTTATCTCGCATTTCTTGATATTTCATAAACTCGTTATACATTGAATCTGGCATACCTAAAGTTTCAATTAAATGAGAATATGCTGCAATATGGACAGCTTCTCTAGCTCCAAAACTTAGTAACATCATGCGGACTTCTGGTTGTGGAAAATAAGGTAAATAATTTTTTACATACGCACCAGCAACATCTACATCACCTTGTGTAAAAAAACGAAAAATATTTGTAAGAAAATATTGTTCTTCCTTGGTCAATTTATTTTTCCAATCTTTAATGTCTTCCAACATTGGAACTTCTTTTGGAAGCCAATGGGAACTTTCGTGTTTTTCCCACATATCAAAACACCAAGGATAATTGAAAGGTTTGTAATTTACTCTTTCTTCTTGTAGATTTTGCTTTTTCTTTGTCATTTATTTTCCTTTTGTTGTTCCTAATTTAAACTTTTCGCCTGGACATTCTATGCTTCTTTTGTTTATTATTCCGTTTGTCCACCATTTGGTGCCACGAACATTTGTATTGCCTTTTGATTTTTCTGCTAACTTGTTTTTTAATTCATCTGTTATTTCTCTTAATGAACCGTAATTATTACCTTTCATTCTTTCAGAACTTTTTTTTCTGTTTTTTTCTAGTGTGCTTGGATTTGGATTTTTTTGAAAATTATGTTTTCCTTCTTCCAATAACTTCTTAGCTGATAATGAACATTTTTTTCTTTTTTCCGGGCCATTTGCTTTTTGTATAATTTCATCAGTCAATAAAATACCGGGCGAAAGGTTACGATTTAAAAATAGATTTAAAAATTTATCACGACCATGATTTTTATACATTTCCATTAAACATTTTTGTTCGTATTCTCTAGCGTCTGGTCTACAATCAATACACTCAATTTCAAAAGAATCTACGCCATCTTTTTCAATTAATTCTTTTACGAATTTGGATGATGTAAAATAGGTTGTTAATAAATTGTTAGGATTGCTATTTTTTCCGTATTGAGAACCGGCATAGTATTTTCCGGACGGCTTATGTTTTAATAGATAATAATAAGGTGTCATAAAATCTCCTATATTGAACCTTATTTAGTATTATCAATACTTCTGTAAGTAATCAATACCCTATCGTCCTCTTCCTGCTGCTCGTTTATTAGGTTTATTTGCCATCTTTGGTGTCTTTGGCTGTTGTTTTTGTTGTTGTTGTTTCATTAATTCTCTTTGTTGCTTTGATTGTAATATTGCGGCTATTTTCATTTTTTATCCTTCACACGCTAAACAAACTTCTTCTGTTGCCAATGCTTTCAAATCTATTTCTTCAATCACTTGGCGTTCTATTTTCTTACTTACTTTATCGGCCTTCGCCAACTTCTCACTACGACAGTAATACAATGTCTTTAACTTTTGTTTCCAAGCCTGAAAGTGTACCGCATGGAGATATTTCACATTGGCATCAGGTCTAAAGAACAAATTAATACTTTGTGCTTGGTCAATATAAATCTGTCTGTGAGCTGCATGGTCAATCAACCATCTTTGGTCAATTTCCATAGAGGTCTTATACACACTCTTTGTCCAGTCATCTAAGAATTCTAAATGTTGAACACTTCCGTCATTGGCAATAATTGATGACCAAATTTCATTGTAATCTAATTCACTATCAGCATCACACATCTCTTTGATGATTTTATCTAGGTGCTTATTTTTATTTAAATGAGAACCACTTAATGTATCCTGTCGGTATGCGTTAGCTCTAAAAGGTTCAACAGAAGGAGAAGTATTGCCCATGAGAATACTGCTAGATGCATTTGGTGCCACAGCCATGACATGTGCAAACCTACGACCAGTACCAACACAATCAAGAGCTTCGCCTCTTTCTTTACCCAACTGAAGATTCGCTTCATCTAATCCCTCTCTAATGTGTTTGAACATTCGGTTGTTAGCACTTGTGGCAAGAGCAGATTCCCAAGCCAAACTGTTGCGTTGTAGATAAGCATGGAACCCAAGAGCACCGATACCGATAGAACGCTCTCGCTCGGCACTAAACTTTGCACGACTGATAACATCAGGAGCATTATCAATGAAATACTGAAGGACATTATCAAGCATCTCGGCAGTATCACGCAAAAATAGTTTGTCATTTTTCCATTCATCAAAATACTCCAAATTAAGTGATGATAAACAACAAACGGCTGTCCGCTCTTTATCTGTTGGTAAAATAATCTCTGAGCAAAGGTTTGATTGTTTAATTGATAGACCAAGTTTCTTTTGAAATTCAGGCATGGCTTCATTACTCGTATCAATGAAATGGAGATATGGTTCTCCAGTTTGCATACGAATTTCTAAGATACGCTGCCACAATTCTTTGGCTGAAATGCTTTCACGCACCTCACCACTATGTGGATCTTTGAGATTCCATGTATCATCAAATGCTGGGTCAAGCATCGCCTGCTCAATAAGATGCATGAAGTCATCGGTGATGTTAATGCCATGATGTAGGTTCTGGCACCGCATGTTTTGGTCGCCAGTAGGTTTACGCATTTCTAAAAACATAAGAATATCTGGATGAGAAATATCCAAATAGGCCGCATAGCTGCCTCTGCGTGTGCGACCTTGACGATATGCTAAAGAAGAAGCATCATAGGTGCGTAGGTGTGGCATAATACCAACACTCTTATCATCGGCTGAACGGATGCCTAGGCCAATGCCTACGCCACCGCCTAGCATTGAAAGCCAGTTTACTTCCGAGAGAGTATCAACAAGACCTTCTGCACTATCGTCCAGATATGGCAAGAAACATGATATAGGAAGGCCACGCTTAGAACG